ATATCTTTATTAAATTATCAATTATGTCAACAATACCTGCTATAATGACAATGATTATACTGATGATACCACAAAGTACAATTAAACCAAGTACAAACCAAAAAGGGCTTGTCAGTATGATTGTAAGCCACATCAACCAATTCATTTCGGTGACACCTCAACAACTTTGTTGTTGTCGTCACATAAACGCCGTTCCCATTCTTCAAGCGTTGTGTTGATATTGACATTGACATTGGTGCTCTCAACCCTGATTTTTTCACCAAAATGTATTTTATTCCAATCATTAATGCGTTGAGTATATAGATTAATCTGACCCACGTTGTTGCTCTTGATGGCAATATCACGCATGACTTTTAATGTTTCAAGAATATCAAGTGCTGCATACTTATGGTCTGTCATCATCTTGTATAGGCGTTCTGCCTCTTCATCATTCAATTCACCTTTTACTTTTAGCCATTGCAGTCTAGCAGCTACAGATTTCAAAGCTGGGTCACCAGCTAAACCACCCAATCTTCCGTATTCTTGTATGGTCGTACCATTGGCAATCGCAGTTTCCTTAATACTTCTCAGACCATTGGGTGCTTTTGTACCCTTAGTAAATTTACCATCAGATGTTCTTTTTATACGTTGTTCGGTTTTTGGTACATCAACAACAATCGGCTTAGAACTCAAATCAACAGGCATACCCTTCATTGCTCCTTTGTTAGTGAATTGTTCCATCTTATAAATTATTTATAAGCTGCCATATATATTTATCGTTTTAAATGCTTTTATGCACAGATAGTTCGGAAAGTCTGTAAAGCGTGATATTTCTATCCTATCCCAAAAAAGTATTTCTACTACTACTACTAAATAATTTTAATTATAGGCGTATAGGAGTAAAAAGGTCAGATTTCCAGACTTTCCGAACTTTTTTAACATACACATTACACAATTTCGGTATAAAATATCATATATAGGCTTTAAAAAGCTCTAAAAAAAGTTTTCAAAATCGATATTGATTGCATGCTTTTTTTTGTACTTTCCGAGCTTTTATGATATATGCCTCAATCTATCACATCATATGTTTTCTTATAAGTTCTTTATTGTTAAATCGAAAGTTTTATATACTAGCGAGAAAATATTTTTCTTATGACAGAGTTTTTTATAAGAAAAAAAGTTGGTGTGAAGGGTGATGCACTTGGGGTTACGTTTCCACTAGATGTATTGGCGTTTATGGATGTGAAAAACCAAGATTTCGTCAAACTCATTCCGTGGGTCGATGAAAATGGAAAACATAAATTGGTTATTGAAAAAGATACCGAGCCAATTAAACAACCTTGATACAAGGTTCATAAAACTGGCGAGGCTGGACAAACGCCCAATTGAAGAGGGGTGGCAGATAGACAGCAAGAGATATACTCATCTTGAGGATGGCTCTTGGAAAAACAAGAAAACAAAGGAGTTTCATCGTGTCAAAGCTGGTAGCGTTATATATAAGGGCACAGCAAACAATTATTCTATCAATGATACAGAGTTCATTGAACACATTCAAGCAGGTGGTAATTATGGAATAGCAACAGGTTTCAACAATCTCGTTGTCATAGACTTTGACAACGTAGGCTGGTATGATAAATTTAAACCACTATTGCCCAACACATTTATTGTCAAGACCAAAAACGGCTTTCACTACTATTATCATATGACAGATGATGCCACGAGCTTTAAAATTCTAGATGCTGATAAAATTACAGTGATGGATATACAAGGCGAATCCAAACAGGTTGTTGGTCCAAACAATCCAATATATTATGACAAAGAAAACATAACACACACAAGAGAGCCTATAAACGATGAGAGTATATCAATATGGTCTATGGCAGAACTTAAAGCAGCGATGTTGAGTGTTTTTCCAGAGAACTGGTTGCCGAAGGAAAACCAATATCAGACAGGCTTTTATGAGAGCAATCCAATCATTGCAGCAATTAAATCGGCTCTGCCAGTATCAACATACTTAAAAAGCATAGGTGTCAATACAGCAATCAATCCAACCAAGTGCCCATTTCACGACAGCAAGGGTGGTAAGTGTTTAGGCTTTGACGATACACGAGGCATTTGGCATTGTTTCCATTGTGGTGAAAAAGGCACTGTCGTCAAACTGCATCAATTACAACATAGTTCAAGTTTCAGAAATTCTGTCAAGGCATTATGCCAACAATTAAATATATCCATAAGCCCACTCGTCGACCTACGAGGTGAGGTGCTCGATTGTCTTTGTAGTAAGCCAATACGCCGAAATGATGCAATCGAGTGCCTCACGTTATTTTTCCTTAAACATAATACAGTATACACCACACGTCTAGATGAGAAAAGTGAAATGTGGATATACAAGGATGGCATATACACTCCTCAAGGGCGTACATATGTTCAAGAGTTCTGCCGTGAAGTGCTTGAAGCAGGTTATACAACACAGATGTATGGACTGTGTGTTGCTAAAATCGAGGCTGATACATATATTGAAACTGAAGAGTTTTTCCGTCAAAGCAATCCATACAACATAGCAGTACAAAACGGCGTACTAGATGTCACTACAGGCACACTCGAGCCTTTCAACCCTCGATTTAGGTTTTTCAACAAACTGCCTATGGAATATGATGCTCGCATCAAACCAGAGGCAACATTGGCATTCTTCAATGGTATATTCTATGAAAAAGACGTGCCGTTGGTACAAGAATTGTTTGCAACATTTCTCATCAAAGAGTTTGTTATAAAAAAAGCCATAATGCTTACAGGCTCTGGTGATAATGGTAAATCAAAGTTTATTGAATTGATTAAACGATTTGTCGGTCTTGACAATGTAGCATGTATAGCATTACAAGATTTTGGTAAAGACCAATGGAGTGCTGGTGAATTATTTGGTAAGCTCGTCAATATTGGAGCTGATATACCATCAACGCCAATCGATGAATCGTCAGTGTTTAAATCATTAGTGGGCAATGACCCAATATCAGCACAACGAAAGTTCTTAACAAGACTAATATTTACCAACTACGCAAAAATGGTTTTCTGTGCCAATCAGTTACCAATAATCAAAGATGACCACGAGGCTTTTTTCAATAGGTGGACATTATTGACATGCCCATATACCTTCAAATTTAAGACCGAATATGACTTGGCAATTGATAAGACCAATACAAAGGTTGCAGACGGAGAAATCATTGAAAAAATCAGCACTATGACTGAGCTGGTAGGTCTTTTGAATTGGGCTCTAGAGGCAGTGCCTAGAGTTCTGAAACAAAAAGAGTTTTCATACAGTGAGAGTAATGCCAAGGTCAGAGAACAATGGAATATTAAAAGCAATAGTGCCATAGCATTCTACAATACAGAGATTGTTAAAAAACCAGGAGTTTACATCAAAAAAGATGACTTTTTGAATGCTTACTTTGAATATACTATGCAACATAATGTTAAACCTATGTTGAGAAAAGATGTTATTGATACATTAGAGCAAAAGTTTGGATTGTATATAAAACGCCTTGTTATTGAGGGGTATCAAGAGGCGTGTGTCATGAACGTCATGTTTAAAAACATGAAAGGTGAAATGCTTTGAATAATGATATATTTTGCATTTTATCGTGGCATACTACAGCATCAAACCGAAAGATATATAAAGAACTTATAACTTACTTATTTCATTGTCGATAAAATGATTGACAAGATAAGATGTAAGTTGTAAGATTAAAGGTGAAAAAATGGTGAACGAAAAAACATTAAAAGAGTGCATTAAGACTTTGAACTTTAATATCAAAGTGGTGCAAAATGAATATGGGATAAAAAGAGCAGTTGCAAAAAAACTTGTTATTGCAACATGTGATTACAATGTTTCAAGTATAAGGACTATGCTTGACATTATTGAGCACGAATTTAAATATGTGCCAGTATTTCTAAAGAAAAAAGTGGTGCCACAATGAAATTCGACCTCAATCAAACAGCAACGCCTGAAAGACTAAAAGAATTTGCTGTCAAGCTACAAGAACTTTCTGATAAAATTGGTTTCAAAGTATCGGCTCGAGGCTGGTGCTATCAGTTGGAAGTCGAAAGGCTTATCAACAAGGATGAGTTTGACAAGGTTGAGAATTGGATAAATGCCTGCAGAAAAAAGGGTATATTGCCAATTGATTTCACTGCTGAAGAGGAAGGACGACAATTCAGTGGTGTCGAATATAAATCATGGGGTACGCCTGTACAGACTATGGAATCATATTTAAAAGCCGTTCTTGAGGCTGAAGATTACTACACACCAGATTGGTGGGAAAATGAAGAATACTACATACAAATGCTTGTCGAAAAAATAGACCTTAAAACATTATTTGAGCCAGTATGCAGGAGATTTCATATACCAATAGCAACAAGCAAAGGTTGGTCTAGCATGTTACAAAGAGCAGTTTATGCCAAGAGATTTAAACAAGCTGAAGACAAGGGCTTGAAAGTAGTGTTGCTATATTGTGGTGACCATGACCCAGACGGCTTGAGGATTTCTGATTTTATCATGAAAAACCTTGAAGACATTAAGGATATTACATGGGAAGATGGCACTGAGGGTTATGACCCAGCAGGGCTTAAAATTGTCAGGTTTGGCTTAAATTCCGACTTTATTGAAGAGCATCACATAACATGGATTGATAACTTGATAACAGGCTCTGGTAAGAATTTAGCATCAGCAAATCACAAAAACAACGCCTTGAAATACGTCAAAGACTACATCAAGACCTACGGCGTTAAAAAGTGCGAGGCAAATGCAATTGTACCAATGCCAAAGATAGCAAGAGAGCTTGTTGAAGAGGCTATTAAAGAGTTTGTTGGTGAAGATGCTGAAGACCGATTTCAAGAAAAGCGAGATGCCGTCAAAGAAGTTCTTGACGAGTTCAGAGAACGAACAGGCATCAATGAGAGTGTCAAAGTAGCTCTAAAAATAATCAAAAAGGAGAATGACAAAGATGACTAAACATTTTGTATCAACCAACATACATGCTGAAGAAGACAGGCAATATAACAAAGACGTTGCCAAGCTAAAAGCCAAAGGCATAATGCCACCAGACATTGGCTTTCCTAATTGGTTTAAAGCAAAAAGGAGTGATAGAATATGAATCAAAAAGCAGTTGACAAGATAATGACCAAGGTCAAAAAAGAGTGGGTTAAAAGGTTTGCTGGCATTGATATGCATTATAGCATTGACATGATGAGCAAGTTCTTGCTAGGCTGCCCAGACAATGATGGCATGAAAAGAGTAGAATATGAGGGCAAAATCTATCTTGTGCCTTATGAGGATATCATCTTAAACGGCTTAAAAGCCACAGATATACCAACAAAATACAAGGTGGGCAAATGAGCGTAGATGAAGACCACATGCGTCAAACACTACAACGATTTTGTGATGAGTTTTTACCAGCTCTTGATTGTGATGGTTGTACAAGGTTTGTGGCATTTATGCTAGAGAACAAGGGCATACCATTCGAGATATACACGGGTGGATTTCACGAGATAATGAATCCAAAAAATAGTTTCAACCCTCATTATTGGATTGTGACAAAGCAAGGCACTATACTCGATTTTAAGACAGAGAAATGGATTGGTGTCAAAAGCATAGATGTATCATATACCAACATAAGATTGGTTGACAAGGCAGAGTTTTTAAGCGTTGGTGGTTCACGTGAACTTGTGTTGGGAGTTATATTATCATGTGGTGTTACAGCACCATTTATCATTCATGGTCAAATCTTGACACAAAAGTCAGATGACAGAGGTAAGAACAATGGCAGATGAAAAAGTAGATAACACACCAGTAGTAGATTATGACAGTGTATTCAAGCCAGAGAATGCATTGAAAAGTAACTGGGCGAAATGGGACAAAATTGGCAAAAAAGTAGCTGGAAAACTTGTCAAGCTCTATGAAAAAGAGGGTGACGATGTATTCGAGGCTCAGATGATATATGTGCTTGAGCAAGCAGATGGAACACTTATCAACGTGGGGATAAAAAGGAGCAACACATATATTACTAACGGCATCAGGGAAAGTCACTTGGGTTCAATAGTTGGATTTGAGTATGAAAAGGACATCCCACCAACAGTAAAAGGCATGAATGCTGCCAAAAGCATTAAAGCGTATTACAAATAAACATGGAGGAGAACAAAATGGAAATAAAAGGATATTGCCACAAGTGCAAAAGTAGTCAAGAAATGCTAGAGGTTGTTGAATCACTGACAAAGACAGGTGTACCAATGAAAAAAGGTAAATGTGCTGTCTGTCAGACAACAGTGGTAACAATTGGTCCAAAACCAAAAGTTGCTAAGCCTGCAAAAGTGCCAAAAGTCAAAGCAGAAAAGCCTGCAAAAAAGGCTAAAAAAGCACCAATAGCAGTTGTTGAAGATGAAGCAACAGAGGATGACGAGTAAATCGTCATCTTTATTTTTTTTTTATTTTTTTTATGAAATTTGTGCTAAGGCACAAAGAGATGGGATGAGGTAACAAAAAATGAAAATACAAAAATCGAAATTCTTAAAATTATTGACAAAGATACACTGTAATGGGTTAATACACGAGGGCATCATAAACTTTGAGCCTAAGCAAATCAGCTGCCTTGTCAAAGAAACAAGCAATATTGGTATGGCATCAGTGAAAGCACCAACATCACTGGCAACAGAATATGAAGCATTTGGTGAAATAGGCGTCACTAACTTTGGCGACCTTATCAAGCTGGTATCAAGATTCAACGAGGCAATCGAGATAACAAAGCATGAAAACCTGTTGGTCTTGAAAGATGCTAAAAAAGAGCTAGAGCTTGTGTTGCCAGACCCAGAGTATTTGAGGGGAGAAATCAGTATGGACAAGATTATGACAGTGGTATTCCCTGTTGATATAGACGTTGAAAGCTCTGTATTTAAAGACAGTGTTGTCAATGCTGAAATCTTAAAGTGTGGCACAATGTTTATCAACATAAATAACAATATTCTAGCAGTAACCACTGGTGACGACAACAAGTTTACTGAAAAATTGTCAGTTGTAGCACCAAATCAGAAAAGCAAGTATGGTGACCTTTTGAAACATATTGTTGTCGGCTGCCCTGAGAGAATACACATTAAATTTGGACAAGATTTGCCAATCATGGTAAGTTATGTCGATGAGGAAGTCAGTGCGTTGTATGTTGTTGCACCATTGGCAATAACGGAGGAATAAAATGAACTGCGAAACTTGCAAGGATGAGAAACAAGTACAATGTGATAATTGTAGTGGTGTTGGTGAGGAAGAGTGCACACAATGTGGCACGATGGTTGAGTGCTCAAATTGTGATGGCACAGGGCAGGTTGATTGCCCAGACTGTGGTGATATTGATGTCATTGACTAAGGAATCATGGATTGAAAAATATAGACCTAAGATGTTTGATGAATACGTTGGTCAAGATACAGAAGTCATCAGAAAGATGCTTAAAACACCAAGAGAAATGCCACATTTACTCTTTGTTGGCAAGACACCAGGAACAGGTAAAACAAGCCTCGCAAAGATTATTGTCAAAGAGCTTGGAGCAGACAGCATAACAATTAATTCATCGAAAGACCGAACACTTGAGGTCATTAGAGAAAAGATTGTCAAGTTCAGCAGCTCTATGTCTAGCAAAAGAGGTATACCAAGAGTGGTCATCATGGATGAAATTGACGGCATGCCCAAGATGTCGCAAGAGAGCCTAAGAAATGTCATGGAGGAATTCAGTGCTGGGTGTAAGTTTATACTTACTGGGAACAACATAGCTAAAATTCACACCGCAATCCAATCTAGGTGCGTAAAGATTGATTTTAAATCTCCTCCCAAGGACTTAATTGCCCAAAGGTTGAAGTTTGTTATAACGCAGGAAAAATTGGTAATAGAGCAAACTGCCATAGATATGATTATTGCAAACAACTATCCATCTATGCGTAACATGATTGGTGAGTTACAACTCTTGTCACTAAGACACAAAGAGATAAAAGCAGAGCATATTGTCAAGGCTCAGAACAAGGAGCAACAAATATGGGCACTAATTAAAGCCAAAAAAGTACACGATGTGAGAAAACTTGTCATTGAAGAGGGCTTGAATGTTGAAGAGCTTGTCAATGCTCTTTTCGTCATTGAAGAGCACAGCCCAGCAGTGATTAAGGTCTTTGCTCTATATGCATACAGGCTTGCAGTTGGTGCTGACCCAGAAATAACATTTGCAGGATTGGCAACAGAACTTGGTGAGGTGTTGTGAAATGGATTGGACTGATTTATGGCTCTTAACACAAATAACATTTTATTGTCTAATGTACGCATCTATTATTGCATTTTATACATTTGTAATAGTTTGCATCGTGCATTTTGGCATAAAGTATTGGTGATAAAATGAGCTTTGAAGCATTGAACACGTTGTTCTATAAAGATGGCAAAGAGGTTGAGGATTTTCAACCATTCCTTGTCAATAGGTTTGTCAGCTTTATAGACTTACCTGTGGCAGAGTATTTGAATGCGTATACATTCCAACTTGACACAGACGTTCAGTTTAAATTGTTTGATAGTGTCATAAAAAAGGGCAAAGTGCCATTTTATCGGTACATCAAAAAGGTTGAACCAAAAGAACTCGAGCTGCAGTTTTTGTACGATAACATCAGAAAGTATTACAATATGTCTGACAAGGATTTCGCAGCCAATGTCAAGATATATGAAGAACTATTTAAAGACAAGGGAGTGATGGAACAATATTTCAGGTTTTTTGGTGTAGACCGAAAACGATTTGATGAATATGGTTTCACATTTAATAAGATAAAAAAGCAAACTTGGTGGTAAATATGAATGAATTTTTTGGCAATACATCGATAGATTTTAAACAAAAGCAATATGAAAAAATAAAGGCTCAACTGATAGCAACAGGCACAGACCCAAAGGTTGCAGAGTACAAAGCAAAGGAAAAAATATTTACTCCTGACAAGCTCGAAAAAATCTACATCAAGACCGAAGTTGAGAACAACAATGTTACATTCTATTTCAAGAACAAAGATGACCTTGAGCTTGTCTGTAAACACTTCAAATTGAGTGGTTATAACGGCTACAACACTGACAAGGTTGAGTTGTTAGTAAGTCTGTTGAAGTCTTATGAAAAAGGCACATTGACAGGCAGCTCTAAGGTTATCAACGCATTTGAGGGTGTACACCTTGAATCTAGAGATGATGTTGTTGATGAGCCTGAAACAGAGCCTGTTGAAGACTATGCCGAAATAGAGCCTGTGCCAATACAAAAACCTGTGATGCCGTCTGATGGGAAGTGGTTTTAATGGCAAATATAACAGATGTGGCATTACAATTTGTCAACAATAACAAGAGCATGGAGTGTGACAAGGATTTTTACAGCTCACCAAGGATATCAAGTGAGTTTCCAGATTGCGCATTGCCGTTGACGTATGACGGCTACTCATACTGCAGTTTCGGATGTTTATATTGCTTCAGTTATAACTTTAAGACCAACAACCCTAGTCACGCAGGCAATCTTAAATTGAAGTCAACTAATGTCAAGCACGTGATAGATTTGTTTGAGGGTAAATCACCAAACAATCCATATTACAAGCATTTCTTGTCAAAGAGATTTGTATTCCACATTGGTGGTATGGCTGACATATATTGCAACTTTGAAAAGAAAAACAAGAAACAACTGCCACTGATTCAGTATTTAGCTGACAAGAAATATCCAACAAAAATATCAACAAAGGGAGATATTATGTCATTCCCTGAGCATAAGCAAATTTACGAGAAATTTGCTCACAACAAAAACTTCGCATTTCAATACAGCATCATAACCAGTGATGAAGAAATAGCAAAACAACTAGAGATTGGAGTGCCAACAGTAGCCAAGAGATTTGAAAACCTTAAATGGTTGGCAGGTCTTGGTTATTATACTGCATTAAGATTGCGACCATTCATTATTGGTATTAGTGACAAAAACTTGCAACAAACGTTGCAAGCAGCAAAGGACAGTGGTATAAAAGCCGTATCAATGGAGTTCTTTGCACAGGATATGCGATGCAATGAGGGTATGGAAATCAGGTATGGTGAGATTAATCGCCTGACAGGTTTCAATATGACAAAGTTCTTGAGAGCAACGTCACCAATGGAACGTGGTACATACAGACGTAGCAACAGGGATGTCAAAGAGGAGTATGTCAAGCAAGTTTATATTTTTTGTAAAAAGAACAACATACTGTTTAGTTGCTCTGACCCAGATTTTAAAGAGCTTAATGGCTCGAGCTGTTGTTGTGGTCTGCCAGACTTAAAAGACAATACATACAATCCAGAGTTGTCAAACTTCAGCAAAAACCAACTAACACACAAACTAAGATTGATGGGTGAGGTATACAGAAAAACTGGTGAAAAGCAACAAGTACGATTCAGTGAGATGTTTGATGACCCAGATTTCTTGGGCTTTTGGGATGACAATAAACTGATGAGTGATTCAGTTTTAAAGAGCCAGTGGCAAGCAGGTAAGGTACAAACACACAGCTACAAAAAGAGCTATCGTGATTTGTGGAACAACATAGAGAGCCCAAAAAATCCATTCAATTATTTCCACGGAAAACTTTTTCCGTTGAAAAAAGATGAAAACGGAGACATTGTGTATGAATACAGACCTACTGGTTATGAAGAGAGATGGAAAAAAGAGGGTGTTTTTGATGATAAACAATAAAGGCTCAAATAATCCATTTTTTGGCAAACATCATACCAAAGAAGTGAGAGAAATAATATCAAAACGCTTTAAGGGTAAACATTTGAGTGAGCAACATAAACGACATATCAGTGCAGGCAATAGGGGCAATTTAAAATTGATGCAATCACTCAAAGGTCAAAGACATTCAATAGCAACAGAATTTAAAAAAGGTGATAAATTGTCTGAAGAGCATAAGAAAAAATTATTGGCTTGTCATTTGGGTAAACATATATCAGAACGACATAAACAAATTTTGAAAAATGCAAGATTGAAAACAATTTTACCTGTTAAGGATACAAAGATTGAGATGAAAATTCAAACTTTTTTGCAACAATCGAACATCATATTTTTAACCCATAGATATATGCGTATACCTCATGCATACCAATGTGATATATTTATACCATCTTTAAATATGGTTATTGAATGTGATGGAGATTATTGGCATGGAAATAATCAAATGTTCTCAGACGACGAATTGACTGAAAAAATTATAAACCATAGACGTATAGACGATTTAAGAACTATTGAATTGACAAATAAAGGATACAAAGTAATGAGGTTGTGGGAACATGATATAAAATGTATGACATTAGAACAATTCAAAGAGGGGGTATTTAAATGAAACTCAAAGTATATCTTGGTACCAGTGGTGCAGGTAAGACAACTCTCATTGAGAAAACGTATGACCTCACTGATATGAAGGATGTGACAATAAGTAACATGAGATGTTGTTCAGGTGGTCACAATCTGTTTATTGGGTGGTATAAAATCGCTGCTAGATGCCGTGGGTGCGATACACTTAGCATGACAATAATTGATGAGCTTATCAAATTCCTTGACAAGCAGATTAAAGACAATGTCTTTGAAACCATTGTCATGGACGGCGACAGAGTGAACAACATGAAGATGTTGTTGTTCCTAGAGCAACATAAAGACAAAGTTGAGATTATTTTTGTCAATACGAGCCTCGATACCATATACAAACGCAGACCTGATTGCAATAAAGTTTTTATACAGACAACACAGACCAAAACACACAACATGATATCAGAGTACAAAAAGCGAGGCTTTAAAGTGACAACAATAGATGAAGAAAAACAGGGGTGGTTTTAATGTGTGGAATACTTGGTGTTGTCATGAAACAATATGACCCAAAGATTTTGCACGTTATTAATCAACTCAAAATCAGAGGCACTCATGCATATGGTATAGCATATGTTGAATCAAATGAAATCAAAAGATGCAAATCAAATTGTATAGAATTTGTATGCGCACAAATAGATAGATTAAAATTGACAACATTTATTTTCCACAACAGATACTCAACCAGTGGTGACTACAAAGATGACAATAATAATCAACCAATCATTGTTGGTGATACAGCTATGGTGTTTAATGGCGTCATCTCGATGAAAACCAAGCCTGAGATGGAGCAAGAGTTTGACATCAAGATGTCAACTGATAATGACGGCGAAATAATGCTGCTGAAACCAAATGAATTTTATAACCCCTCTGCCTCATTCGCAGGTGTGTTCCTTACCAAATCTAAGTGCTACGGAGTGCGAAATAATAAACGTCCCATGTATTTATACCAAGATGAAAATCTTCAAATCCTAGTGTCTACAATTGATACTCTCAAAAGAGCTGGTTTTGATTGCACTAAGGCTCGAATTGTGAAACCCTTTGAATTGGTGGTGTTAAAATGACAATGAAAGACAAAAAACACTCTGAGTATACTAGGAGATTAATGTCATTTCAACGAAAAGGTATACCACACTCCGAACAACATAACATCAACATATCAAAATCAAAGATTGGAAAAAAAATGCCAGAGAGTGTCAAAATAGCTTTATTGAAAGCCAATAAAGGAAAAATAGTATCAACAAAAACTCGAATGAAATTGTCAATAAGTCATATGCATAAAACTCCTTGGAATAAAGGATTAACAAATATTTTTTCTCATGAGGCACTTAATAAAATATCTGAGACATCAAAAAAATTAAGAAAAACCCAAGTGTTACCTGTCAAGGATACATCAATTGAAATAAAAATACAAACATTTTTGCAGCAATTAAATATTTCTTTTCTTCCTCATAAACACATAAATATCAAACATTGTTTTCAATGTGATGTTTTTATAGAGCCTAATATCGTCATTGAATGTGATGGGGATTATTGGCATAATTATCCAAATGGTAATGACAAAGATGCTGTAAGAACAAAAGAGATGCAACAAATTGGTTTAAAAGTTATCAGATTATGGGAAAGAGATATAAATGCAATGAGTTTGAACGATTTTGTAATGGTGTTGAAAAATGGATAAACGTCAACAATTTAAAGATTTTTATAAAATGTTCAGGGAAAGTGGAGATTGTGACACTGCCTATCCGTGTATGAACTACATAGCAGATAGATTAGAACTCAACAAAGAACAGCGTTATTGGTTAACATTATTGTATGGTTGTACATACTCAGCTCCGACAGCATACTACATTTTAAACGAGTTTCCAGACTTTGAGAATGTTGATGAAAACAGACTTCAACGATGGTGGAACGACAACAAAGAAAAACTTTTATTTCAGACTGATAGAGCCAAAGTCAAGAACTTTGACAAGTTTGTTGCCATATTCAAATCATACAAGGCTCTGATAGGCAACAACACCCAAGAGGTTGTTTTTAAAAATATAGTTGGTTATGATAAAACTGCAAGATACAAAAATGTTTACAATTTTGCAATCAACATCTATTACTTTGGCAGATTCAGTTTATTTAACTATCTCGAGGCTTTGCATGAACTAACAGGTCTTGACATAGAGCCTGATACGTTAGATTTTAAAGAGGCTCACAGCTGCCGAGATGGTATGCTGTATGTGCTTGACATATACGAACTCAATACCGAGCAAGTTGTTGAAAGAGTTGGGTATGCACATCTTCAACAAGAGTTACTATCACTCCGAAGTGAACTTTCAACGGAATACCCTGACCTTGACGTCAACTTTTGGAACATAGAAACCTGCCTGTGTGCCTTTAAGAAGTTGTTTTGGGGTAAACGATACTTAGGATACTACATTGATAGGCAACAGGATGAAATCAGCATAATGCAACATAACGTGCCAGAGGGTGTTGATTGGTCTATCCTGTGGGATTTCCGTCAAGAGTTCTTTAATCCATATTGGCTTGGCGAGAACAATAAATGGTGTGGTGTGAGAAAAATGAGGCTGACACAATTCAAAACCACAGGCAGCCATTTCACGTATTTTGAAACTGCACCAACACTAAGATTTAAATATAAGGTCGTTTTTACTACAATAGGGGATGTATATGAATAAAGACGTTTTGATATATGATACTGAAAATAGAGTGCTCAACAATAAAATTAGTTCCAAGACTGATATGTTGAGAGTGTTCGGTGCATATAGCTTAAAGTATGACAAGTATTTCTGTTTCTTTGACCCAGAGAATATGATGGATATTCAAGAATTGTTTGCTGACCATAAAATACTTGTTGGTTTTAACAACAAAGATTATGACAACGAAATTCTAAAAAGGTGTGGTGTAGACTTTGAATACAAAATCATGATTGACTTACTTCAAATAATTAATGTCAAGGAATGGCGTGGTAAAGGGCGTGGCTCGATTATTATTGTTGATGATAAAAATATGAAAGACACACTTGATAGTTATTCAATGTCAAGCGTTGCAAAATGGTTGAACTTGTCAGAGCTAAAAGATGACACATTTGATTATGACGTGTTACAAAAACCAATATTCAGCGATGAGGATAAAAAATACATATGGAATTACTTACAGCAAGACCTCAAGACCACAAAAGCTATTTTTGAATTCCTTGACAATTACTTCTTAGGTTTAAAGCCGTTCTTGTCGCTGAAAGACCAAGCGAAATTTGAGTACGTGAGAACAACAACTGCAGTTTATGCATATAAGGTTATTTGTAACAAGACAGGTATGGTTGAGGAATACGCACAGGGTGTTGAGCAAGAGTTTCCTGGTGCATATGTTTCAGAGCCTAGTGGCGAGGAATACAAAGACGATTGTTACTGTCTGGATTTCTCGAGCCTATACCCTCACATCTTCATTCAGTGTAATTTATTCTCACCGAGTGACACTGATAGTTGGTTTGGTGATGGCAAATTCTTTGTCAGTGGTAGATACAATAAACTTCAACAGGGTAAGATTGAACAGGTTTTACAGAGCCTTTACAATGAAAGGCTTGTCTATAAAGCTGCAAAAGACCCACGTGAGTATGGTCTGAAAATCTTCATGAACTCATTGTATGGCTGTGTCGGCAATCCAGTGTTTAAAAACGTACATAATTATGTTGCTGCTGAAGATTGTACACAGCTTGGTCAGCAATGGATTAAATTGGCAAGAAAACGATTTGAAGAGGCAGGATACATATTTATCTATACTGACACTGATAGCGTTTATTTGAAAGACCCATTTGCTGATGAGAAAAAACTTTTGGACGTCAAGGATTTAATAATCAAAGAGATTAAAGAGAGTGTGCCATTCCCATCAAAGACTTTTGACATGAGTATTGATGCTAGAATCAAATACATCAAGTTCTTCAAAGGAGACAACGGCAAATTCAAAAAGAAAAACTATTTGTATGTCACTAATTCAGGTAAACTTAAAATCAAAGGTTTGCAGATTATCAAGAGTAATACATCTAAATTGTCAAAGAATATATTTGACAAGCACATTAAACCTATCATCATAAACGAATTGAGGTGTGAGCTTGACAAGTGTGTAATATCAAAGATTGTCAATGACGAGATTAAAAAAGACCTAAGCCTTGTTGCTATTCCGTACAAAGTGAAGACAGTAGACAACTATAAAAATCAGACCTCTATACAATGGCAAATCAGCAATGCATATGGTGCTGGTAAACATCTATTGATTAAAAACAAAAAGTTTGGTGTTGGTAAGGATGCCAAATATTGTAAGATTGATGAGTATAAATCTGACATACGTGACCTTGTTCTTGACAATGTATTTGACACAGAGCTTGGTGATTTTATAGGCGAAACAAAGACAAAGAAGTGGTTTTAATGGAATTATACAAACATCAACAAGAAATTGTAACCCTCAACCCTAGCAAGCATGGATTGTTCTGGGAGACAGGAACAGGCAAAACGCTTGCAGCCATAAAGTTATGTTCAACAGGCACAACTCTTGTTGTATGTCCAAAGAGCCTTAAAGATAAATGGGCTGATGATATACTCCAATCTGCCGACAACAGTGTTGATTTTATGGTTGTCAGTAAAGAGGAATTTAAGAAAAAACACTTGACACTAAGATGTGACAATCTTATCATTGACGAAATACATTACTTCTTGGGGTATACCAGTGCAATGTTTAAGAATACTATTGCTTTCCTCAACAGAGTAAAACCGACAAGGTTTTACGGATTGTCAGCTACTCCATACAGAAGTACACCATTTAATGTCTATTGCTTGGCGAGGCTCTTTGGTAAGGATTGGGGTTGGTTTGCATTTAAAAAGCACTTCTTTTATGACATACCAATGGGCAGAATAAAAGTGCCACAGCAAAAACCAAATACTGATGGCGAACTTCAAAAGATTATTCAAGGCTTTGGCTCTTTTGTTAAACTAAATGATTGTGTTGATATTCCAGAGCCTGTTTTTGAAACCGAACTTTTTGATGTTACCAAAGAGCAAATGAAAGGTTTTGATGAACACTTTGACGTTTTACCCATTGTCAGATACACCAAAGAACACCAAATTTGTGGTGGAATCTTAAAAGATGAAGGATATGGTGAGCAGCGTTATAAAAGCGAGAAATTTGCACGATTATTGGATTTAATCAAAGAGAATAAAAAGGTTGTTGTTGTGTGTCGATATAACGCTGAACTTGATATGATATACAAAGCAATCCATGACGGCAAAAGATTTATATACATAATCAATGGCGAAACACCAAATAAACAAAGCGTTATTGACATAGCAAACTCCAAAGATGATGCCATTATGTTGATAAACGCATCCTGTTCGGTGGGATATGAATTACCAACATTCCCTGCCATTATTTTTTATTCACTAAGTTTCAGCTTTGTTGATTATGTTCAAATGCTTGGTCGTATACAACGTATCAACAAAATTCAGAAGTGTTTTTACTTACATCTAGTGGTAAAGGGCACAGTGGATTATGACATCTTTGAAAGAATCACTGTTGACCGAAAAGACTTTCAAGCCGATTTATACGGCGAAAAGACATGGGAGGATGAACAATGATTGAAAAAGATTTCCAACGAGAATTTCATAAATGGTGCAAGTACAATTGGCACGTAACATCAGCATTTGAATTAAAGCTCTGCAAAGAAAAGAGCCTACCATTTGCTGAGGTCAAGCCACATCAAGTGCTGGCATTATACAATGCAAAGCATAACAGGATTTTTTACAAGATACCTGATGACAGCATTGGGCAAAAGCCTTTTGATTGTTTTATGTTGGAACAATGTCAAGCCTATATTGTGATAATGTATTATGAACTAGGTCAAAAAGAGTTTGTCATGATAGACATAGATGACTATATTCGTGTATCAGCAGTGCTCACTCGTAGGTCACTAACAAGGGAATGTGCTTATGCGATTGGAAATGTTTACAAATTAGGGGAAAAACTTCAAATTAGGGTGGCATAGCATGTGTCCAAATCGAAACATTAATATGTATCAATCGCTTTATTGTATTTAGTGTCAATGAATTACAATTGACGCAAAAGGTGGCGAACATGAAAAAAACAATAAATAAAAAAAGCGAAATAGAGCATGTGGACAATGTAAGTCCAACAACTGGATACAACCAATTGACAACAATAATTGGTGAGATAATGGCAGCACAGACATTTCCAATGTGGAATTTTACCAACAATGTTTTGAGCTGTGACAAAATTCTAGGCGATTTTAACCTGTGGTTTCACTGGGGACATCTGTTGATAGTGAACAAAGCTGATAGATATAAAACACCAGCTTTGACTGCAGCAGAATGTGAAAGACTTGATGACTGGAACACAGAGGCAGACGGCACAATAACATTGATAGGAAAGAGGTGGACAGAATGAACAACCTCTCTCATTCAGATATTATTGCCCTAATTGACAGAATTAGGGTTGACAAGGATATAACAGCGTACAACGAATTGGTAGAATGGTACAATGAGAAAAAAGACACCATGTTGCCAAGCGTTGCACAAGACCTAGCAAGAGCCATTCAGCATGGCAAAAAGTTGGTGTCACAATGAACACACGCTGGACAGGTCAATGTTTGATATTGAGTTTTGATAGTACAACAAGAACAGTGTCATTAAATATCGAGGAAACAAAAGAGTTTCAAGAATGGGTTTTAAAGAGGTGCAAAAATGAATAATTACAACAAGTGGGTAATCGAACTTGCCAATCAAGAATACAATGGCAGCATATCAGCAGTATTGAGAGCAATCTCAATATTAGGGGGGTGTTAAAATGTCAAATATGTCATATTGTAGATTTCAAAATACAGCAAACGATTTGAGAGATTGTGCAGAAAACATTGACAGTACACAACTTTCTGAAGATGAATTTGATGCCAGACAAAAATTAATCCGAGCATGCAAAGACATTGTTGAACAATGTTATGATGACGAGGGTGAACCAACAGGCACATGGAATGATGAATATGTAAAGAATGATGATGAGGATGAAGAACAATGAGAACTGATTTGGGAGCAACAGTGCGGGAATTGATGGATGTAACACCATCAGACAACAAGGATGAAGCAATGAATGATTTTCTCAGGATTTACAATAGTTATGACAGCTGCCGTAACATGAGAGGCGAGGAATATTTCATCAAGATGGATGAAAAACTGACACATGCTTACAAAGTAGCCACCAAAGAGGTGACAGAATGAGCCAAGAAGTCAGATGTAATGGTGCAGGAGAAATGCCAGGGCATGAGGGTGAAGACCGAGCCAAAGAGCATTTTATTGCATGGGTTGACTGTAATCAAAACAGAATTGTTGAGCAGTATAAAGAATCAATTGAAGATGTTGATGATGTTCCTGAAGACTTCATCAATGATATGTATGAAAATAGCTTTGAGGGGGATGAATACAATGAGTGAATCAATGAGCGTAAACGAACAAGTAAAGGAAATGAGGATGAAACAGATTGAGGATGAAATAACTCTTTTTGAGCTCAAGACCTTAATTTCAGACATGGATACGGACAAATTAAATGCGATTTCGGCAGAGCTTAATGAACTGGGCAAACCTTTATTCAGTAACGAAACTAAGCGTGAAATAGAGCTTAAAATCAGGCTTAAAAGCAATACCGAGTATCAAGCATTAGTAATTGAGCGTAAAGCACTAGAAAAGCAAATTAAAGAAAACGCTGTGAAGATTGATTTTTTAATCTTTGAAATGAAGTTGTCTATGTCAGACAAAAGCACCAGTGATGCAATAGACCGATTGACAACACAATTGGTGCGTGGTATAAGGATACAAGAATAACAATCACACATTTCGATGTGTGGGGGTGGGGTTGGTCACCTCTTTTCCTCACCCCTTTTACTTTTTCTCGATTTTCAACTTCAAGACCTATTCCTGAACACTCAAGGAACAAAATAGGTGCGATTTCAGCAAATATTAATGAGATACTGAGTATTTAGTTGCGCAAAGTAAATAAAGTGCTTAGAATTGTTTTAAACGCAAATCATGTAATATCTTAAAAAATAAAAAAAAAATCCCACCAAGAGTGAGATTGTCGTGTGAGGGGGTGGTATATTCAAATACCTAAGAAACACCCTTGGTGAGTTTTATTCGTTATGCCAAAACTCAATAGCCTTACAGATTGCACTGCCTAATGCTCCTGCTAATGCAGTACTTATCAAGTTCTTTGTTGCTAATTCCATTGCTATTGCTGGAACTAAAACATACAAGCTGTTCTTGATAGCAGATATTAAGTTTGTTGATATCTTAAATCCTGCCCATGTATTTTTCTCACTAACATCTATCACTGCATCCTCTGTCACTTCAATATCGACTTTTTGTTTTTTAGCCATTTAAATCATCTCCATTATTTACATCACAATCTGTCCTATACGGACATACTACGCCACAATAATTTTCTCTGAAACTTTGGGCGTAACGCTTGATATACTTTATCAAATTATTGTCAGTCACTTCATTGCCGTTATGAACAATTTGACTTTTTAAAAACATCAATTCATCGGTCAAAATCTCCTCAAGATGATTGCAACCTGCCGTTTCAATTCTTTGTTGTATCAAATTCTTTACCGATGTGCTCTGTTATGTTCACTTTCACTTTATTCTTGTCACCATACTTTTTTTCAAGTAATTGGTTCAATTCTGTAAAATATCTTGGTTTTTCTGTTTCTCTGTCAAGTTTTTTGCTTGATAGACCTAGACCTATATTGTCAGTGCCATAATCATGCTCGACAATAATCCTCAATATTTCACCTTGTTCGTACATTTCTTTTATTGTATATTTCATCAAAAATCCTCCTCCTTAGTTGTCAAGATTGTGTTTCATTTTAACAATTGCTTGAATATAGTCTGCACTTGCACTGCTTGGGTCAACACGAACTCTCCAAAGTCCTGCAGCATCAGGATAAACTCCACCATTGCTGATATCAACATCCGTGTCAAGTGTTTTTCCAGTATTCAATATGCTGTGCTTATTCACCCAAGCTACGCCACTCCAAAAATCAAGATAAATACTCACTTGTGTTGAATTCACACCAGCTGCATCACTAACATCATCACCAATAGTTAAACTACTCAAATCTGAAGCATTTATATCATAAGTCCCATCACTATGTAGATGATTAGCAGCAGAGTATGTCCCATCGCTATGTAAATGACTAGCTGCCGCATATGTTCCATCAGAGTGTGAATGACTGGCTGCTGCATAAGTTCCATCAGTGTGGTCGTGGTTTGCTGCTGCAAGACTTCCATCATTATGTGTATGTTTGCTGATTACTTGGTAATTCCAAGTAACTTCATAACCCATATCACCACTCTCAGTTTGTGCATAAGCGACAATATCATCTGCAGCTAAATTTGCAGGGCATAATATTGGTATTGTTGCAAAATCACCAGCATTGATTTCAGTCCAAGTTCCTGAACTATTCGGATAATAAGTTCCACCAATATAAACTCTAAGGCGTACAACTCTTGAATTTGCAAGATTAGTATTTTTAAATGTTGCGAAATAAAAAACAAGGTCTGATGATACGTTTACAGCTGAAGTGTCTGTTATTGTTGTCCATGAACTATCTGTCAAAGTTCCACTGCCTGTGCTACTAGAATTTCCAGAATTACTTGAACTCCAAGCTGAATCAGCACTGTCAGACGTTGTCCCAGTGACAGCTGGTTGAGTACTCCCTGAATCATTTACAACATCTGGTCCTGTGCTCCCTGAACTATTCACAACATCTGGTCCTGTGTTACCTGAATCATTTACAACATCTGGTTGAGTATTCGCACTAGAATTTTGAACTTGTGGGTCACTACCAGTGAAAGATGCAGCACCACCTTTTTTATATGGGTCAACATCATAATCAACAGTGAAAGTTTCAACCCTTATTTTACCTGCAACGTCAGTTATAAATGCTGCTGGTATTTGAAATGGTTGTGACAATGGGTAATTTAATTTTGCATTTATTCCATGTCCCCAAGTTAATATGTTACTACCACCTTGCATCTGTGTTGACTCTTGGAGTGATTGCCTCGTGATGTCTGATAAATATCTATCTCTCAATTTCAACATTTTGCCATATCCTGCATTTGCCATTTGTAGCTCGAGAAATTCCTTGTCAGCATTCACACCTCTATGTACTTGTGTTATCCTGACATCCTCACTGCTTATACCTAAGTCTGCCGCATTGACAGTTATGATATCCCCAGCGACAATTGCTGTGTTTATATCAACAACATTAAATGAATATATCTTGATTGGGTCTTTTGTCAATATAACCTCTTTATCAGCCAAACTATCAGCCTCAGCTGTACTGATAACATTTCTGTTGATAACAGGTCTATAAATCGTGCCATAAGCAGCAATGCTTGTTGCATCCTGTCCATGATGAGATTTACTCTTTATTTGATTGCTACCATCACCCTTACCCCAGACAGTGACTGAGTTTCCTGATGGGTATCCTTGAGTGTATTTTGGATTGTTTAATTCAAAACCATTATTCATGACGATAGAGCTTGTTGATGCACCTTTGTGATTGACAACACTGATTTCAATATCAGCAATGTTGGAATAATCAACAGATATATCTTGACCTGTTTTTCTGCATATCATACCAAGAGTATTCCATAAAGTGTCAGATTGCTCAACCCTCAAATCAATTGATAATCCTGCTGCAGTTGTGCCTTTACTTAAATGAGTGCTCTCACCAATAACTGACGTTGCTATTGTTGCACTTGCTGTTGCTACCCAAGGACTGTTTGTATATACTCTTGGCTCTTTTGTCAACCAACACTCATACCCACTAACATGAACGCTGATACCACCTGCTGTAACATTGTCAATAGAATCAATAAACCCATAGAACGCATTGACAGCGTTTCGTGTAATAAGGACTGTTGCTCCCATTGTTATTAAGCCTCGTGTTATTGTATTAAGGCTTGAAAACTTCATATCAGCCTCATTCAATTCATTTAAGTTTTCTGTGTATGAAAATCCAATATCTGGCTTGACTGAGCCTGAGTTTGTTCCATTATTGACGACAATTATGTACTCACTCACATGAACCACGCATCCCTGAATGTTTTTACAATTGTTATTGCATTTGTTAGTGTGACGCTTGTTATGTTTGCACCAGCTGCCAATGTTATTATTCCTGTGCCAGCAGTTGTTGTTACTCTGCGAGTTTTAGTGCCGTTTATTGTCACATTTCTATATTCTGATGTGTATATACCATTACCACTTGTAATCATTGTAATAAGTTTCATGACAATAACATCGCCTGCAGTCAATGCTGCACCATCAATCTTAAAACTATTTGTGCCGTCAGTCATCGTGATATCAACGCCTGTAACATTGACAACGCATGTTATTTCTTCAACAAACGTGCTCGCATTACCACCATTTGTTCCAGTAGTAGCTTGAGTGCTTTTAAACAATAATCCAATCGGACTGACAAAACTAGCAACATAATCAATAAACATAGTTCTTTCACCAGTATTCACTTGTTTGCATTGTTTACCGACAACGATTGCAAATTTATCATTCTCAAAGAATAATTTTTTTAATTTGGTAGTTTGACCAATATGTTTTGCTAAGCCTCTGAAATCTGAAAATCTATTGGTGCCACTTGTGTGACCACTCAATATAAACATTCTTGGGCTTATACCCTCACCAGAAATTAATATATGTTTCTTGTCAAACGGCACTTCAACTATACTGTGATTGCTGTCAAGGGTTGTTTCATAGATTTGAGGATTATATGTGAATGTATATAAATCTGCTGAACCCTCATAATTGTCTATTGTCATCAATACCATTTTTTATTCACCCTGTGCTATTGAAATATGTGTTGTTTTGTCCCAACACAATATTCCTTATTGCTAAGTCTTGATTTTGAAAAACAAGCCAAGTCATTGCATGTTGAAGTATTCTTTTTTCAACGTCAACATTACTGACAAGTCTACCAGTCGCTGGGTCAATCTCTGGCGTCATCATACCACCTGCACTATCTAGGCTGCCACCATACCTCTCTTGTAAATCCAATGATTCAACAAGTCCAGCATTTGCTATCTGTTTTTGTGCTACATCACCAATTGGTACAGGTGTTGCTGTTCCACCCATTGCTGTTATACCATTCATTATACCCATTGCGGCAACTATTCCTAGTGTTGCAAGAACAGTGCCTGCTGCAACTGGTGCTAAAAAAGGTGCAAGTGCTGTTGCTGCAACTGCCATTGCTGGACCAAGACCTAATAATTTCAATAATACTCCAACTCCAGTCATTGCTGTAATTGTTGCTGCTCCACCTATTACTGCTGCGAATATATCAGGATGTGCCTCAGCCCAATTTGCAACGCCGTCTAAAATACCAGAAACTTTTGCAAAAACAGGCTCTAAGCCAACACCAAGTGCACGTATTGTTCTATCCCAAGCAACTCCAATTCTTGCCATATCACCTGCTAATGCTGGTGCTTTTGCCATAGCAGCACCAATCATACCAGTAGCAGCAACTCCAACAGCAATAAAAGTTCGCCCTAGAGCCTTACCAATAATATCCATTTTGGTAAGGTCTGTCTGAGTGCTCTGGCTCTCTTTTCTAGCATTGATAAAACCAACTTTTACCTTGGCAAAACCATTCTCAATATCCTTGGTGTCAATAGTTCCACGTATATGTAGCTTTCCGACACCAACGCCTGCATTTGCCATTTTATCTCCCTGTGCTTATTTTTGCAATCATTTCATTCACCTTATGAGTTCTTTGAGCTTTGTTGTGTATCGCATTGTCGATATCAATCATGTTATGTATATCTCTCAATTCCTCTTGTTTGAATTGTTGAGCTGTTATGCCTTTCCTCCAATACAGATATTGCCACCATATTAGTGCCTCTTTTTCACCTGATAACGTGAAACCAGCATCAACATTACAATTGTTAATGTTTGAAATTAAGTTTTTTTTTCCACTGAGCTGTCGTCATAACCATCTATGGCTTTGATTATTTGTGCGAATATTGATGGTTTTAGTCTTGCAAACAATTCCCAGCGTTCTTCAATTGTCATAACACTCCAAGTCTTGTCGATGCCTGTTACTTCTTTAATCAATTCTGATGGGTATGGAACTTCAACAACATTTTGTAATTTGCACTTGTTACCCTCACCTAAGTCTTGAACGACAACACCATTTACTATTTTAGTGTATCTGTTCAACCATTCGTTTTCCTCACCAGCAGTGACAGGTCTATACTTGAAAATCTTGCCATCTACATCTAGTGTCACAATCTCTCTTTTTACAAAATCGTTGCTTAGTTCTCCCATTGTTTAATCACCCTCAATATGTTGCTATTGCATCAGTTGCTACAAGAGCACTGAATGTTTCTGCACTGAATGAAATATCTTTGTTGGTAACACCCTCTGGCTGTGTTGTTGGATATACCTCGTGCAGTCTTAAATTAGTCATTGTTGCCGATATATTATCACTTGCACCTCTGATAAACTCAAGTTTGTTGGTTCCACCAACGGCTGCTGCTGCATTCCAAAATGCCATGTAAGTGTTGTCTTTCATGTTGACGTTGAACACTCCTGTTATTCTGTGCACTTTTGGTATTGGTTCACCAATAGTTCTGTCAAGAGTTGAGTTGCAATATCTGCTGTCATTCTCATCAATACCTTGTTCTATGATTAGTGTTCCGTTGTTGATTTCAGTTACTTCTGCTGTGTTTATTGTCAACTTTGAATGTCGCCATTGGAATGGTGCTGTTGTTATGTTGCTCACTGTTGATACTGCAGCTCCAATTGAATAATTTTGTGCCACACATTCAAGTGTAACTCTGACAAAACCCTCTGCACCCTCACCAGTAGCCTTTTGATAATTTATGGTTGTTTTCTTGACAACATTCCCTGTTAATGTTAATACAACAGGTGTTGTGTGCCTCATTGCCCACTCGAGCTTAAAGCTCTGAATTGCATTTGACAATGCAAATGTATGTGTATATGGGGCAGGAGCAACTGAATCAGTAAAAGAATATCCTGCATACTTTAAAAATTTCCAATTGACGATTGTGAATGTCAACGTATATGGCAATTGAAGTGGTCCTGCAACACGGCTCTGCACTGTTCTATTGTCTGCACCAGCTTGTAATATCTCTTGCCAAGCCTGATTAAATTGTGGTGTTATTATTGCATCTAAGCCGACAACTTCACCACTCGTCATTGTTCCACCACTACCGTATGCTGTCTCAGCAATCCATGTTAATCTTTCCCTTTTTCCTAGTAGGAATTCATTGAATACCATTTTGTTTCACTCTCCTTTAAATTTGTCCTATGTTTATGCTTTTTAAACTTATCTCACATACTTTGTGATGTGCTTGAAATATCTCATCAAATGGCAAATCTCTGACAGTCTGATTTGGTGAATAATTGTACATCGCAGGATGCAAATCACTCTCATAACTTATGAAAGCCGTATTTATCTGCATTGCCAAATAATTTAGCAATTCCTCACCATAATATGTTAAGCCACTGATTGTGAATTGTTGACCATCGCCTTTTTCCTTTGCCCATAAATCAACTGAGAAAAGTATTGTTGTCTCAATTGGTGCTTGATAATTTCCAAGCCTTATTCCTGGCGATGACAATACTTGTAAACCAATTCTTGGATATTGATTGGCATTAAGTTTTTCAAGAACTTTGCCAGTGTGTATCCAATTAGTGCCATATTTATAGACAATAACAACACTATCAGCCACTGTCAAGCCTGTAAAGAATGTAATGCCACCAGCTCTTGTTGAAGGATAATAATCAACCCATTTTGTTTTAGCAACAGAGTTTACAGTGACTGAGGTTACTGCCGACAATGCACCAGTTGGTGGTGTTAGAACAAACACAGTTTGACCTGCTGTTGCTATTAGTGTTTCAGTATTCGAGCTAATCCTTGCACGTGGGTCTGTAAGACGTACACGTAAGAAGTCCATTAACATATATGTTGGGTTTAAATATTCTGTCATTGTGTTCCTCGCCTCTTGGCAGTTATTCTTTCATATACATGGGTAGCCAAACAGTGTTGACTTCATGCAATGCTGGTCTGAAAAATGGTTGTGCCATTTGACCACCCTTGGTGATACCAAGTTCTTTTTTCTTTGCTTTGGTTAATTTTTGATTGTGAAATCGTGTTCCGTATTCAACATAAACACCATAAAATACACCATCAGTCAAATCATATACGTCACTTCCTGGCATAATCGGTGTTAGGGTAATACTATTCTTCAACATACCTGTATCGACTGGACAGTATGTTGCTGCTAAATTCATCATTTTGTTCATTGCTTTATACAAAACATTGTTGCTATTTTTAACTATTTGTTTTTGTATTCTCAACATTTCATCATCCGTACTCATGGTAAGTTTCATCATATTAGTTTCAACAATGTTTTAATATAGATTTGGTCTGTGCCAATATGTTGTGAGTGAATAACTCTTTGCACTCTGTATGTATTTGCTGATGAGGTTATTAAATCACCCTCAGCCACTACGTATGTCACTGATAAGTATGTGTATGATGGTCGAAAGTATCCAATACTCTCACCAGATATGGCTTGACCATACTCCTCTAAATGCCTTGTTTTGTCATTCATTGGCATTATTCTGCATGTTATTGGGACACTTACTGATGCTCCGTCAGTTATCATGCCAGTGCCATCGGTTGTTGTCGTTTTTCTTGTTAATGTGACGTTTTCTATCAATAAACTATTATACGTGCTTTGTAACGCTGCGATGTTTATACCGTCAATACCTGATACAACACTTGCCATTTAGTCACCCAAACACTGGATATATTTTCACCATACTAGCAACAATGTTATCATATTCTTCCTTGATGGTTTCAAGTGAACTTCTGATGTTGATGTAAGCCTGACCGACTGATACGTTTAAATCGCCTAGAGTCACTGTTGATGGGTCATCGAATGTTCCACCCATTTGTTGACCAAGGATTTGGAATGATGCCTGTAATTCAACAAGCCTTTTTACCTCTTGAGGTAAATAATCAACACCATACCAATATGATATGGCAACTTCTTGAGGGTATGTATTGTCAAAACTTTGAGCTTGACTTGTGCTAGACAATCTGATTTGTCCTTTTTTCTCGTATAAGTATAAAGTTGAGGGGGTGACGCTCACGGGAGAAGTGTATCCTATTGATAAGGTTTCAATTTTTTTCACTGGATAATACGGTAAGTATAGATAAGCCAAGCCGTTCCCATCGTATGAATCTACACAATTAGGATTGAAATCTGCTGGCACGTAAAAGACCTTGAATAAACTTGCAGCAGCAGGGTTTGTGGTTGTCCAATCTCTATCAACAGTGATAGTATCAATTGTGTTTGAAAGAATTTTTCGCAATTGAGTGCTGCCTGTGCCAGAATACACCCAAACATACAGACCTGCCAAATCATTGACAGTCCAACCTGAACCTGTTTTAGTTATTGTGTTAATTGTTCCACTTGTTGCTGTTTGTTTATCATATGCAATCTTCCAATATATGTTCTTTGTCAGTCTGCAAATTGCGTTCTCGGCTCTAAGAATATGTGTTGATACGTCTGCTGAACTAATCTCAGTGCTTGTTATTCCTGATGTCCTGTATACGTCACCTGTTGATACGTATCCATAACCTGAAACGATTGTTGAGGAAAGGTCTGATGTGAAATATCTTAGAGAAAAAACATCAGAATCCCAAACATTGACAATAAACGTGATAACACTGCCTGTAATGGTATAGTCTTGAGTTTGATGTAATGGTGCTCCTTGTTTTAGAAATTCAATGACGCTGTAGAAATTAGCATTGGTGAGAGTATATGTTCTATTAGCAGTGCCATCCGTTCCAGAGCAACTAGCACCAGTGATGCTCTCATACCTTGGTGTTAAATCTGTCATGTGTTTACCCTATTCTTTGAAGTATTTAAATATTATTTAATGAACATCTTATCTGCCAAAAATCCAACAGCAAAAACAAGGAAACTCATTAAAGCATATTGTACCTTTTGATGAAATCTGAATCTAGCAACAGATGTTTTTAAAATCTCTGTGTTTTCAAATATACACTTCATCTGTTTCTTTGATGGTAATCGTTCAAATTCGTCCAAACATATTGTTATTCCATTGCTCATTGTGTGTCCTCAGTTTATTGGTGTGCATTTTTTCTGGTCACAACTATACTTTAAAGCCGTTGATTTAATTGCATTGTTTGGGATAGTTATTGTATCAGCAATAACCAATGCCCATCCTTGCGAGCAATCTTTGTATCCTGTTGATATTACAGGTTGAGGGTAACATCTTACTCCTGTTGATGAAAACCTATCACATTGTGAGCTTATATTTTTTTCTACACAATAATAGTGAGTGCCGTCAAATAGATTTGCACCAAATAGTGTCAATAAAATAATTCCTATACCACCAAGGGCACTGTATGTTATTGTTTTCTTTTCCATTGTTAAACCTCAACTACATGTTGTATTTCTGTATACACTATTGTCGGTTGAATTAATACATAAGTATTTACCTGTTCCACTGATACCAACTAAATACAATTTATTTGATATATTGACACTACCTCTGACATCAAGTTCTTGTGTTGGTGTAGATGTTCCAATACCAAGTTTTGCTCCCAACAATCTCATGGTTTCAACAAATATACCATTCAAATCTTTTGTAAAAAATTGTAAAAATCCAGTTGTATTGTATTGAGTTGAATTAGTCATACCAACACCATAAACGATTGGTGAATATGTGGTATTTCCTGTTATATTCACTTGAAACATCTTTTGATTTCCTGGCACTGGTGCTGTTAAAATAATGCCATTTTTTGTATTGTTATACCATTCAGTCCAATTCAGTCCATTATTGAGTGAATATCGTGCAGCCACGTTTGCATCAGAGGCTGACAAATTAAGTACTATGTATGTATAATTACCGGCGACTGAGTCATTCATTTTTGAATAAAACATATTCTGTGCAGGATTATAAGTATTGAAATCCCAACTTGATTTAGAATAATTAAAAACTGCAAGTTCATCAATAGTTGCTGTTCCAGAATCTCCAAACGCACCATCACCCAAAACTGCGTTATCACTATCTCTTGAAGTGCTACCTGTTATGTTTGAACCAGCAGTCCAAGTTGTTACTGTCGTGAAATTAGTTAATACACCATTTACATAACAATATGTTCCTGTAGCGTTTTGACCTATAGCGACATGAAACCAAGTTTGACTGCTAACTGTATAATTACAATCAACACCATCACCAGCAGCATTGTTTCCTGAAGATTCCCATTGTAATCTACCAGCAGAAGTTGTATGCAATTGGAAACCATTTTTTGCTCCACCAAGATATGGATACCAATTAGTTATTGATGTCGCTGTCGATGAACTCGTGACTTTCGCCCACATCTCTGTTGTTCTTGGTGCAGGACCAAAGAATTCATCTCCTCCTGCAGTCATAACATATTTTAACAAATCAGTATTACCTGCAGTGTTATTTCTACCGTCTTTATATTTACCTGTAGTGTTATATGTTGTTGATGCTGTTAAAACAATAGTGCCTGATGGTGTTCCAGCGACGTTTGTTATTGAACCACTATCAAAGTGAAATAAACTCCATAAACCAGTTTCTGTTCCTTTGTATGGTAACATATAATTTAATGTCAAAGTTCCATCAGAATTAATACTCACTGTCGAACTCCCATTATTAATTAATTGCCAATACGTTTGGTTATAATCTGTATTTGTTGTTGAATTCCACCATGGGTCTAGTAAATAGAAATTCCCTGCTGCAATAGCTTGAGCAAAAGTTTGGGCACTCGGCTTGACTGCAATATCATATTTACCATAAGTGTTAGTGTTGACAAAAACGTAAAACTTCACAAAGTAGGTTTTATTGGCAACAACTGCTAAATTCCTTGCATAACTCCAAGTTGTTTTATCATCATACGTATAATTAATACTTGAAAGATTATATGACACCCACGTTGGTTTTGTCGTTCCATTGATATCTGTTACATTTTTCCACAACTGTGCATTTATCATTTGAGCATTTGTATTATTTATACCAAATGCAAAATCTACATCAAGACTTGCTGCTTTTACAGTGAAATTAACATCAACATAACCACTTTGTGTTATTGTTGAAGGACATGCTGAAATGTATACTTTTGCATCATCGATAGTTTCACAAGCAGCTGATACAAAACTAATTGACAATAACATCATAATCACAAACAATATTTTTTTTAACATATCATACCACCATTTCCATAGCTCATACATCCTGTCGTACTAACATTCAAAGTTGTTGACGTTGTTGTTGACGTGTTTGTCCAACCACCACCATTTCCACCACTAGTGCCGTTGGCTGCTGTACATGTTATTGCATCGCCTATCTCTGACACGAAAGTGCCTGCTGGACAAGCAACAGGATAATTCTGAAGTTGTGTCCAATTTATTGCCGAGCCTATTGTTGCATATGAAGACTTATCAAGTGACCAGTTACCAACAGAGTTTACAAGGTCAGTATAAGGAACATATGATGGTTTATCAAGTGACCAGTTACCAACCGATGTTAGTGATGCAGTTGTTGCATATGAAGACTTATCAAGTGACCAGTTACCAACCGATGTTAGTGATGCAGTTGTTGCATATGAAGACTTATCAAGTGACCAGTTACCAACAGAGTTTACAAGGTCAGTGTAAGGAACATATGATGGTTTATCAAGTGACCAGTTACCAATACTTTGTACGTATGTTATTAGTGCATATGAAGACTTATCGAGTGACCAGTTACCAACAGAGTTTACAAGGTCAGTATAAGGAACATATGATGGTTTATCAAGTGACCAGTTACCAACGCCTGCAACCACTTCTGACATCGATAGATTGTTGTAAACTGGCAAACTTGTGGTATTGGTGTATGATGATTTGTCAAGTGACCAGTTACCGATATTTGATGCAACTACTGTCATATTCACGTCTATTGTTCCTGTTGATGTTATTGCACCACCTGTCGTGAAAACGCCTGAGTTAATTTGTGTTACTGTACCACCACCAGCTGGTGCTATACATTGAACACCACTTAATGTTGTATTTGCTACAAACTCACCTGCAGGACAATTACCTGTTCTTGCTAGTGTCGAATTGCCCAAACTTGTTAAATCTGTGCTGCTTGCAAATCCAGTATGTCCAGAGCTTGCATAATCCAAATTCGTCAAAACTGCGTGATTACTATTGCTAGTAGATGGTGCTCCACCTGATGATGTAGTCTTTCCTCTGATGTCTTTGAATAAATTGCCATCAGTAAATGCTTGAAGTGTACCTGTTCCACCACCACCTGTTCTGTATAAAACGATTGTTCTTGCTATTGGCACAAACACTTCTTTCACTTGAGCATCACTTGGATAGTAGTTTGTCATTTCATACAAATCCTGCTCTGCAAGAGCTGCTGAATTGTACTCTGTTCCTGGCTTGGATTGATATATTGCAACCAATTTTGGCACAGTTGGTAATGTTCCACTTGTTGTCGTGCTTGTTGGAACTATACCCCACACTACGTTGATATATCTGTTGTCAGCGACACTTTCACCTGTTTGATATTGATTAAATGTGTTACTATCAAAAGTTGTAGCCGATATAAAACTGCCTGTTGAATTGATACGATAAAAGCCATCCGTTGATGAATTTAATGAAACATTCGTGTACATCTGAAATATACCATTATAGAAGTATCCTGTTGCTATTTTGATGTTTTTTGTTGCAGTCGTTGTTGTAAATCCACTCTTGTATGCTGCACCCATATCTTCAAATCTTCCCAACACTCTGTTGACGAATGTATCAACTTCACTTCGTGACCTAGAATATGAGTATATTGTGTATGTGCTACCACTTACTGTACCAACTGAAAACTCAGCAACTGGTATAGTGCCTGTTGCTCCTGCACTTTCTGCTGTTTTCATTGTTGGTATACCACCAACTAATTCCCAATAAACATAATTATGTTTTGGATTGGCATCCGTTCCATTAAGAAGTGATATTGTGGCGTTTGTAACACATCCTGTTCCGGATGATGGATATAACACACCACCAAAATTAAATTGCCCACAACCATAAAATGCAATAAGCGTGTAGTTTAATACACCACCTGATGCACTTAATGTTAACCTTGATTTATCAAGTAATGTATCCGTCATCATTTCTTGTGTGTGCTCAACAAAATTATTTAATGTGACATTTGCACCTTTTGTGTTCATTATCTCAAAGGTTTGATTGTTTAAATATACTCTCTGTGTTGCTCCATTGTATGGCACAAAAGATGCAGTATCATTTGCCCAATCAGCACTTATATTGTTGTATGATGATTTGTCAGCAGACCAATTGCCAACAGAAGTTATCATTATTGTGTCGTTATATCTTTGGTCAGTAGCATCAAGTTTTGATAGGTTTAATGTATCTACTCTTGCTGTCTCATTGTATCTTTGGTCAGTAGCATCAAGTTTTGATAGGTTTAATGTATCTACTCTTGCTGTCTCATTGTATCTTTGGTCAATTTTATCGAGCTTTAAATCAATTGCCGCACTGTCATTATATCGTGATAATGAGCCACCACTATCATTTATCCATCCATTCACTGTCAAATTACCACCAACCAATAAACTGACAAGTGTTTCTTGAACGCTTGTACAAGTTATTGTGTCACCAACTTGTGTCATAAAATTGTTGGCAGGACATGCAACAGGATAACCTGTTAAATTTGTCCACTCAATTTGGTCATCAATACTTCTCTTTGAAAGATTTAATGCATCAACTCTTGCTGTCTCATTATATCTTTGGTCAGTTTTATCCAAATACTTGTTGTCGGATGTAGTTTTATTGTAGTATAACAAATCTGTTTGGGTCTGATTCAAAAAGCCTAGAGCATTACCAATTCCATAGTATAATGTATCAAACCAATTTTTAAGTTCTGAACTTAGATTAAACCCTAAGCCCTTAATATTATTGCTTGTATTAACACTCTGAATGAGCAGGGTATCGTTATATCTCTGGTCACTGCTATCTAGCTTGGATAAATTTAAAGCATCTATTCTTTGGGAATCGTTGTATCTTTGGTCATCCTTAAATAAGTATGTGTTATTTGTGAAAGTTGAGTTTACAAAATCCATATTGTTTGTGAAGTTTGATAGGTATAATGGCACTCCTGTGATAGATGAATATGGAAATGTAGAATTTGATGTCAATACCCTCGAGCCGTTTTCATATATTCTTGTGCCGTTTATAGATGTGAAATTGAGAATAGAATATACATTTTTGCCAACAATATTGCCTGTTGGAACAAAGTCAACAGCTGACACTAATGGAATGATTACCATCAGTATCAGTGTTATAAAAAAAAGTTTTTTCATTTTTTCTTTGCCACGATTTTTGGTGCTACAACTGCCACAACTGGCTTTTTGACTTCAACAGGTGCTTCAGCAGCAACTTTTGCTGCTACCTTGTTGAAATACAACCCATTTGGGTGTGTATACTCATCAAAAATCCAAGCGACAACGCCGTGTTCATCATTTATACTTCTCATGGGTTTACACCACTTGTGCCGACTATCATGAAAAATCTTGGGTCATTGTTGGTTACTGCAGGTACAGTGATTGTCAAAACCCCTGCTGTTACTGATGTTGTTGGAAATTCAATGACGCTTACTGAATTATCAGTTGTGTGTTTCCATCCATACACTCCAATCAAGCCTTTTGCTGAAATGCCAAGTTTTGAAAGGGTGTATACCAAATAATCACTTCCGTCAACAGTGTTATTGGTGCAGACCATCTGCATAACAACCTTGTTTGTGTTGACAAAAAAATCCGTGTTTAATACTAATGCTGCCATTTTTCAGTCCTCCTATGGATTCAAGCTGTGACCATAGACAATGATATGTCGTCTATCGTCATTTGTTCCAGCTGCTATTGTTATTGTCAATACGCCTGTGGTTGTATTAACTGCTGTTGTGTCTGCCTCTTGTGCAAAGACAGAATCATCGGTTGTTTCTGAAAATGCAATTATGCCAATAAAACCTTTTGGTCCAATGCCAAAGTTTGTCAATGTTATCGGTATTGTGTCAGTTGCGTCCACTGTTGCCAATGTTCTGACAAGTAATTGTGTGATACCATTGCTTTGGGTGACTCTTTTTATGACATAATCTGTTCCTTCTACTAATGCGTTTGCCATTTTTTAGTCCTCCTTATCTATTCTTGGTTGGTCCAAGAAATATCAAATAATGTCTTGTCAGATTGTCTGCACCTGCTCCACCAATTGTTATTGTTAGTGTGCTGCCTGACATTGTTGTTGTTGGTTGTTCTTGTATCACAATGCTATTCTCTGTTGAGTGGATGAATCCTATGATACCACACATTGAACCCCAGCCGTATTTTGCTAGGTCTATTGCGATTGTATCACCACTATCAACAGTGTTTATACATGAAACCACCATTGTTGACATACCTCTGTTTGGTAAGCCTTGATTGATAAAAAAATCTGTATCCAATACTCTTGCTGTTGCCATTTTTCATTACCTCACTTGTAGATGATAAGCCCTTTAACATCTGTGCCTGTTGCACTTGTAAGGGTTATCACGTTTGCTGCTATTGTGTTCGGCTCTGCTACTCCAGTTGCTTTTATCTGCAAAAGAGCTGTATCAACATAGGATGCATTTGTTATTGTCAATGTATCGTTGATTGCTGTTTTTGTGCCTGTTTCGAGCCATCCCAACTTATAACCACCTAGTGTTGCTCCACCAAGTGGGGTTATTTCAACCACTGCTATTTTTCTTGCTGTTGCCATTTTGTTTTACCTCATTTATATATCAATAACCCTTGAACAGTACCTGTTGTGACTGCTGTTGTTAAGGTTATGACATTTGTTGCTAATGTATTTGCTTCAGACACGCCGTCAGCAGTTAGTTGTAAGAAAGCCGTATTGACACTTGATGCGTTTGTAATTGTAATCGTATCATCTGGTGCTGCTTTCGCTGTTGCTACTAACCAGCCGAGTTTGTAACCTGCAAGCGTTGCTCCAGCGAGTGGGGCAATTTCTTTTACTACTGCATTCACGTTTGCTGCTACCATGTTATGTTCCTCCTATCATTGTTGATAAAAAGTAAAAAAAAAAATAAAAAAAGTGCCTAAGCACTTATTGCTGTTACTGATGAGCAAAAGTTTGTATTCTTGATTATCAATACTTCATAGATTTTCAAGAAAAACTTGTCACTATCATTGACCTTTGCTAGTTTTTCGTAGGTCAAGTCCTGTAACACTCTCATCTCAACAACACTTAGGTCAAGGAAGTATATTGCCTTGCTACCTGTGGTATTTGACAAGAACATGCTTGGTACAATTGGGATTTCTCCAACCATACTTCTGTATGTTACTGATGTCATACCCCAGAATACTGCTTTTTCAGATTGAAGGTATCCTAGTTTTGTCTGTATTAAGCCTAAGATGTCGGTGTATACAGATGATGCACAGAATGCAACATTTGGTCTACCACCATCGTCAAATGCGTATTGTATTGCAGTGTTCAAGTCTGCTAATGACAATGCAGTTGTTCCTTTTGCAACAGTGTTAGTTGTTGACATTGTTGTTACAATTCCATTAAACTCAGTTCCGTCTGGGTTTCCTGTTATTGCTGATGTGGTTGCATTACCATTGAAAATCAAGTTTTCTTCAAGCTCTTTCATTTCTCTTGTTTTTGCAAGTACTTCTAGTTGCATTGCATTTGGTGCTGCTGAATTGCCAAATTGTCCCTCTGGATTTCCACCTGATGCTGTTATGCCCATCAACATAAATGATGGCACTGCTGCTAGGGTTTGACCAGTTACTCTGCCAACTGCATATAGATACTTGATTACTTTGCTGTTTCTTGTATATGTGTCGTTTACTTCTGCTAGGGCTGCATCTTCAACTGCTGTAAAAGCTGCTCCTTTTGTCAAGGTTGTCCATTCTGCAGTTACTCCCATGTTGCTTACTCTTGGGATTATTTCGACTGCTGGTGTAAACTTCCTTGATATGTCTATAATCTGTGGGTCAAGGTAGATTGGTATAATTGCCTTGTCAGTTGTACCTGCTCCCATGCCTGATACATTCATTGCTTTCAATCCTGCTTGGTAAGCATTCTGAAGTGAACCACCTGCTGCACGTAAGTCGATTTTGTTGTCAATATCGTAATAACGTGACCCAGCTTTCAAGTTCCCAAAAGACTGCTCATAAGCACCTTGGACGTCGATTTGTCCTACATTTCCTGTTCCTGCCATTTTTTTCTCCTCCTTATCTTACTAATTTTAATGGTGATACCATTTGTACCACTGGTTTTTCTGTTGGCATTGCTGTTTCAACAATTGCCTTCATAACTGGCTTTGCCAGTTCTGCTTTCATAGTTGCCATTTCTGCTCTTATTGTTTCCATCTCAGCATCATGTTTCTCTTTCATAGCTTTCACTATTGCTTGAACGTCAACAACTTCTGCAATTGGCTCTGCTTTTACTTCTGCTTTTATTTCAGTTTCCATTGCTTTTACCTCTGCACTCTCGTTGCATTTTGTTTCTGGCTCTTTTTTGTGAGCCTTATCAATATGAGCATCAAGAGCATCCTTGTCAGCAAATTCTTTATCACATTCTTTACATTTCATCTTGTTTTCCTCCATATCCTTTACTTCAGGCGATTTTGGTGTATCAACAGGATTAGTTAATGATTGTGTTGGGGCATCGACAGGATTGGTTAATTCAGAGCCTAGAGGGTGAATTGCCTTGACTTCCTCCATGTCCATCCATGCTGCTGCAGATTTCATACTGACAGCGAATGTTGCATTTGGATTAACAGGAGAGCCTGTCAATGTTATGTTGACTAGATTTAGATGCTTGATGATACTACCAGCTTTTTGTGTTGGATAAAAAGCAACACTGAAAGCCTTTAAAAAGCCGTCTTTAATGCTGCCCCAAAGTTCTGTGAAACTTCTTAGATTGTTATTGATTTTAGCCTTGACCCAAACACCTCGAGGTCTAATTTCAGAATGAATTACTTTTGCCACTGGTATCTTCATGTTCTTTGGTTTTGACAACATTTTACCATGCTCGTCATACCACTCTTCATGTTCGATGTCCATGGTGATGTTTTCGTTTTGAATTTGATTGTGTATGTCTTGCTGTGCTGACATTTCGAGAATTTCGCCAGATTTGTCTTCATCAATAGTAGATGCAAAGCCCTCGATGAAGTATTGTCTTTCGCCTTTTAAATTGACCTCTGACCATAGAAAACCATCATTAATACTGTAACTGAAAACGTTTTTATTTGTCATAAACCAATTCTATAAGAATAAAAGTATTTAAATATTATTAAAGTTCACAAGCCAGGAACTTCTCATACGTTGGGGGTATAGAGAAATCAGTGATACACGTTTTTGAGGTGTGCAATTTCTGGCTTGTGAGTGTTAAATTGAAGGCTCGTGAGGTTGTACATACAATACTCTGCATCTACAATTAGGATGTGCTGGGCTTAAATGATATTCCTCACCATCGAGGTCTTTAAACTTATCATTCATGCCCACTTTTTGATTGTCAAGATAACTGCATACTTTGCAAGTTCGTTCATCTTCATGCGTTGACCATTGTTTCATCATCTCAACACCTGAATCTTTGGCAGCTTGATAATGTCCCATGTTGAAAGCTCTGATACTCTCAGTTCTTGCTATCATATCAGCTCTTTGTATTGATGCGTCCATTGTGTCCATTATTCTCACTTTGAGCTGTGCAACACCCTCTCTATTCATCAACCCCATACTCATCTCTTTTCTTAGGTTGTCTTTCATGTCATCAGTGAGCTTAGTCATGTTGTCAAATGCGAATTTCTGTATAAATGACACTGTGGTGTAATTAGGTACAAAATTCATGTTGAAGTTCACTTCACCACTCTCAATACCTTTGTTGTATTGGCGTTCTATCATATTGAATATAAAGTCTTTTAGAACTGCACTGTCAATGTAATTAAGATATTTATTGACAATGTCATCAACAATGCCTTTTAATTCAGGAGTAGTTTCCATCTTTTTCAATCTCTGACAATAAATGTTTTCGTATTTTTTGAAAGTATGCAGTGATTTCTGTTTCATCCTCAACATCAGCTTTGACTTTTGGCTTTTTACTGATGTACTTTTCAAGCTCTGCTTTTTGCTCTTCATACATGTCTTTTAGCTCTTTACTGTCAGCCTTTTTCAAAACCTCAACAAGTTTTTCGTGTTCTTTGATAAGTTCTTCATATGTGAACTCAACACCATCCTTGTCAAACTCTGCCTTTGCTGTTGGTTTCGGCTCTGGCAAAAAGCCAGGATTGGTTTCCTTTGCCATGTCCATCTCTTTTTGAGCTTGTTCCTCTTTGTGAGCTTGTAATTTAGCCATGTCAATGCCCTCTTCCTCAGCAACCATTTCAGCAGTTTTCCAACCACCATCAATCTGTGCTTTATACAGAGCTGCTTTTTTCAATTCCTCATCAACATCATAATCTTCAAAGGCAAATTCAAACTTGCCACTTGGGTCAAGTTCTGGCATTATTTGTGAGTTTATGGCATATTCGATTTTTTTCAACAATGGCTTGAGTGCTTTTCTCTTGTGCACCCCAGTCTGAGTTTGTGATACTGCTTTGTTGCTGTCCTCTGTATAGCCCATTTCATCAGGAGTCACACCAAAGGCAGACCACACCAACTTAGTAAACCATTTCTGTTGCTCGATTATTTCCATGTCTTTTGCAGACAGATTAAATGGCACGAATTTAGCATCAGGACCACCATATACTGGATATTGGTGACCGATACGTCTTGAATTGCCTAGTGTTGAATCAGTTGATTTGAATTTGTCTTTTAGTCTATCTTGGAATGCTTTTGTTATTTCTGCATCAGCACCGACAAGATTGACTAAGCCGTCTGGCATATTGCCGTTTAAATAGAAATCAGTGTTATATGCTGTTCCATACACTAATGTCAGTAAAACATCTTCAATAACCTCTAATGGTGAACGACCATATATGCTGTCAGTTCTTGGGTTGGACATGATGTATATAATCTCCTTTCTACCAAATGGCACTGGTAAAGCGTTTCCTGTCCAGCCGTATTGATAATAGGCAGCCGTTTCTGCATAGGCTGCTGAATATATCTTAATATTGTAAGGGGTTGTTAAATTTGGGTTAATATCGCCGTAAGGGTATACTATCTCATCCCTATTGCCCATATACCCATAGATATCAGGGTTTTTCAGCATAGAGCCACCATCACGTGCAAACAATTGAGAAAACTTACCAGCCTTGTTGAAGACCTTGACACCGACTGCTGCATCAACTTCACACATATCGACAATCCATTGACCAATTATGTCACTGAAACTTTCCTCGTTGCCGTTTGGATTATAAAACCAATTTGATATTTCTTGCATTGCTGCTTTACCATCAGTGACGTCTGAAACTGCATCTTGAGCCTCACCACTCTTGTTCATAGTATCTGGCACTGCTTTCAGTTTGTTCACAGATTTCTTAGGCTCTTTTTCTGGTGATTCAAATGCCTCACTTGCATACTCTTTTTTGTATTTAATCTCCCATTTAGTCGTTGATGCCTCATCTTTCAGAGTTCTTATCACCGAGAATATAAAAGGGTTTTTTGCCAATTGTTTCAAATGTAGCACGTTCTTATTGAGTGGATACCCAAAAGGTGGTTTGTATAAGAAATTTGGTATGTATGCCTTGAACATATCATCTTGTGGTGGGTCTGTATACGCAGGGCTAGTGCTAGAGCCTACTTTGTCAGGTGCTATCTTTTCTGCTTTGAGTTCAAAACCAAATAGTTTCATGAGTTTAATCAACTGCTAGTTTAACATTGACATTTAGTGCTGTGTGACCAGGAAGTTTTGCTCCTGCTGCTAGTACAATTGAATTACTGACGATGTTCGTGGCGTCACTGATTGTTAAACCTGTTGCACAACTTGGAAATACTGTGATATTGTTAAACCAACTGCCAAAACAATCTATGACGAGTGCTGCACCCTCTGTTTCCCTTATCATTATGTTGTCCCATCTGCTGTAACTTGATGAGCCATATACAGCTTGATTCATTTTGCCTGTTGCTCCTGTACCACCAAATAGGTTTAAGTTTCTGAATGTGCTGTAACTTGATGCTGTGGTGAATCTTATTGCTGAGCCTGTTGATGTACCATTAACAATCAATTGCAAGTTGTTAAAATACAATTGTGAATTGGCATTTGTAACATTCTGTATGCATACAGGATAATCTATTGATGTCACTGTTATTCTCATATTCTCAAGCCTGACCTTAGATTTAGCAATGTTGATAGCTGCAAAGTTTCCTGCTGTCAATCCTCCACCACCAAATCCACCAAGCCATGTTATTGAACAATGACCATTTGATGGGCACTCTGCACCATTACCACCTGCACCAATCAGTGCGATGTTTTCTTTGTTTACAACTATTCCTATACCACCTGCTCCTGCTGCTACTGTCGCAGAGCCTCTGATATATATGATTGTGCCCTCTTTGTCAACTGCTTTGTCGATTGCTGCTTGTATTGTTAATAATGCATTACTCCAATCTGCTCCAGAATTTGTGTCAATACCAATATTTGGTGCTGACATGTTGACGTAGTATATTTTTTTTGCAAGAACGCCGAATAAATTATTTGCTGTGCCTGATACTCTGACAGCGACATCAGTGCCTACTTCAACAAAACTTTGGTATTTCCTGTCGTTAATTGTTTTTGGTAGTGTCATTTTAGTTCACCGTACTCACTCTAACAGCAACAGTGCTATCAGAAAGTTCCTCAAATGTTTGATAATCTCTATCATCTAATGTTTTTGGTAATGCCATTTTTTTTCACCTTATTGTTACAAATCAGCCCAGAGTGTGGGCGTCATATTGTTGAATATTCAATACCTTGTTTCTTAAAGTATTTAAATATTATTCTTATTTCGTTTCAACTCTGGTATGGTCTTTTCCATATTTGCCATACTTGTATCAATTTCACCCATCATCTTCAACAATGTAGTCTGATTTGCTCGCAAATCCATGTACTTCTTGTATTTGGCTGCATTATTGGCTAATAGGATAAAATGCTCAAGTTCTGCATCATAGTGTACATCATTTGCTGCCAAGTCTGTGTTGGTCTTTCCTAAGTTCAGCATCAAATCTTTTTTCTGTTTATGCAGCTCTTCATAGTGTTCTTTGGCAAACTTCTTTGACACCACTTCAGTTCTTTCAATGTCGTCACTAATCATGACGAATGCATATTTCCCACCATCTAACTTCTTAAAATCAAATTGTTTTTCCATTTATATCCCCTCATTTAGTTGTATCAATTGGTCGTTGATAGCCTTTAAATTGGCTCTCATGACAGTAAGTTGGTCTTCAAGCAATTGAACCTTTACTGACAAATCTACCTTTTTCATCATCAAAGGCTTTACTGCATCTGCTAATATGTTTTGCTGTGTTGTATTCATTTTATCACCCTATTGACAATACCAAATTCTTATTATGTTCACAAGTTGTTTTCCATAAATATATACTGACACACCCCAATTTGTTGTCATACGCATTCTCCATAGGCTTATCACATATTATACATTTTGGTATCAATCCTTCATACTTTATTCCAGCATGTATTGTTTTTGTCATGCTTCCTCACCCTCAACTTCCTTTTCACCATATTGTATCAATACAGGGTTATTGTTGCCCTTGAGCAAAAAGTGCCTTACTCTGCCACAATCTCTGCATTTAAGCACTATCTTGCCAATTGTTGTGTATACTCGCCACCTTGTGCCGTATGTTCGGCAGCTCTGCTCTTTAGGTCTTGACGGCACGCAACCACAATCATATATACTTATTGTCACCATTTTAAAATGCAAACCCAATCTTTTTGACACCAACTTCTTTACATGCTAATGCAAGTGCGTCACAATAATCATCAAACCCTCTTTCACTATGATGCAGTTTGACGTTTTGGTTGTCGGTAAGCTCATACCTGAAATCTCTAAGCTGTGATATCAGTTTTGGGTGATTGGGATACCATACCTTGCTATTATTCATCAAGACCTGTAAATTGCTGTACATGTCAAGTTTCGACTGAATCGTGAACTTAACACCAATAATCCTATCACCATAGTTGACAAGGTGTGGGAATCCACTTACCACTTTACCTTGTGCCAGTTTCACGCTATTGTAATCACGTGCCAAGACGTCTGAAACTCCTGCTCCCAAACCTGTCTCATCCACAAACACCCTCTTAGGCTGATAGAATGCGATTAACTGCTTAATTCTATCTATGACAACGTCTAGTTTGCTTTTAGGAATATCAACGATTTGGACAATTCTTGCGCATCCTTCAAGAGCCTCAGCAATCATGATACAAGTTGAATCTTGACCCATTCTTGCTATGTCAGCACCTATGTAGTAACTCATACCAGCCACTGGCTGATATGTTTCCCATGTCAGTGTCTTGTCTATACAATTGTTGATAAGCTCATAAGCGAAATATGCATCACTGTCTGCAATAAACTCTGCACCATACTCTGTTCTGAATACAATTTCTGTGCTTAACAATCTTTGCTCATCTATATACGATTGTTGTATAAGACCACAGGCAACAGGGTAAGTGAAGTCATAATTGTGTACAGCATAGTTTGGGTCATTGCTACTCTCATAAAAGTGGTTTTTGCCTCGAGGCGTTCCAATCTTTATTATTGTTGGGTCAGTTGTTGCTCCCATAGGCATAATGACAGATTGTACAATGCTGTCCTTGATGCTGCCTGCTTCCTCCAATATGATGTCGCCTGCAGTGAATCCTCTCAATGTTTCACCCTCACTAAGCAGAGCTGAAGTCATACATATAATTGACCTGCCATTGCTGAATGTGAATTGGCTCAAGGTCTTGCGTGTACAGTGAAAGTGGCTTAAATAGAACATCTTGTTGATAGCCTCACCAATCTTATTGGCAATCAGCTCTGTCTGTCGTTCTGTTGGGGCAAAGATTAAAACATCACCACGCTTGTCTTTCCTTGCTAGCATTATGGCAACCTTGCTCGTGACCTCAGTTTTACCACTTTGACGACAGAATACAGCAACAACCCTCTTTTTATTCATACAATCATATGCAAAGTCTAGTTGATAGGGCTTACACTTAAAGTCAAACATTCCCCTCATATACTGGTCTACGTTATGCTTGTTCATTTGTATAGGCAGTTTGGTGTAACGTGCAAACCATTTCCATCCCCTCTTTCATTTGCATTCGGTCTATGACATATTTTTGGCTGTCTATCTGTGCCGTGATACTTACACTTCAAATCATCTGTCAACGCCTCACAGCGATTTAGCACAAAGATTATGTTGCCCTCAACCTTAAAATTATTTAGTGTGACAGAAATAAGACCATGTTTATATACTGCACCATGTAGATGGTAATAGAATGCCAAATCACGTGTGCATATACGTTTAAATGTAATTGTGTCACCTTGTTTTGGCACAGCGAAATTATTTTTAACAACAATAGAAAACTCTTTACAGCACTCTGCTTTACATATATGTAAATTATCTGCACATTCATTTATATGCGTCATCAACAACACCATTCTTTACACCTCTCCCTTGCTATTTGAAATGAAATATCTTTATTAAATTATCAATTATGTCAACAATACCTGCTATAATGACAATGATTATACTGATGATACCACAAAGTACAATTAAACCAAGTACAAACCAAAAAGGGCTTGTCAGTATGATTGTAAACCACATCAACCAATTCATTTCGGTGACACCT